AGCTTGACCTATAGTTTCTGTATTTGCTCTAGCAAATGCAGCTTGACTAATTGTTACTCCAGTATTAGCTTGACCAAATGCAGCTTGACTAATTGTTACTCCAGTATTAGCTTGAGTGTAAGCAGAGTTAGCTTGACCAAATGCAGCTTGAGCTACTAAACCTGTATTAGCAGCAGCAAACGCTGCTTGGGCAACTGTTACTCCAGTATTAGCTTTAGTAAACGCAGAACTACTTAAATCTGTAAAGTATGTTCCATGCTGTCCATCAAGTAAATCTGCATTAAGGTTTGATACGTTAGTATTAGATACAACAGAAAAAGGTGCAGTACCATTTGCAACCGAAAAACTAGGAGTAGTTAATAACGCATTACTTGCTAATACAACAGTACTTCCTGTTCCAGTTCTTCCAGAAATCATTGAAGACGTAACTGTGTTGCTATCGCCAGTAGAAATTAATGTTCCGGTATTTCCAGGTAAAGTTAATGTCGCATTATTTGCAACTGCATTTGTTTGAATATTAATATATCCACTAGAAGAACCATTTAGAGTTATAATTTTTCCGCTATTTAATGCAATATTTTCTGAACTAGTCCACGCATTAGCAGTTCCACCAACCCAGTTAAGAGTTTTGTCAGTTGTTCCTTTAATGGTAATACCACCGCCATTAGCTGTATTATCAGAAGCAGCACTAATACTAGCATCAAATGCTCCTGGAATTTGACTATTTCCACTTAATGTTAATTTATTGTTAGCAGAATCAATAGATAAAATAGTTGCGCCACCTGCTGGAGAACCAGTACCTGCATTTATTTTTACAATAGTCATGCCTGGAATCAACCCAACAACAGTATTTGAGCCAGATATTAGTACTGTTGCATTTGATGTAGAAGTCGCATATAATTGTATATTAGCAATAGCTACTACATCGCCTAAAGTTATATTTTTATCATCAATTGATAATGTATTTGTATTTAAAGTTGTTGTTGGTCCATTTACAGTTAAACTTCCAGAAATAACAACATCACTACCAAATGAAATATTATTATTAATTTTATTATTAATATAATCATATAAGAATGTATTAGCTCCATCTAATTCATTCTTTGTTGTTATTTTATTAAATACAGTTGGATTATCAACATCTCTTAATTGCCATTCTTTTCCTGCATTATACCATCTAAATATAGCATTAGCTCCACTATCTACTGATCTATTTACTATAATTTCCGTATTTCCAGTAATAGTTGAGCCTGTATTGGATTGGAATATATACTGGCTTGAATCTGTTACCGTCGCTCCATAGTTTATAAATGTTCCAGTAACATATAGATTTGACGTTGATAGTGTATCTATAGAAGCATTAGTCGCAAAAATTGTATTATTTACTTTTAAAATATTAGTAAATATATTTGAACTTGAAATACTTGTATTAGAAACAATTGATCCATCTGTGAAAATTGAATTTGCATTTGTTGATTTAATTGTATTATAAAATACAATATTTCCAGATAAATATGTGTTATCGTTTAAATATGTATTTCCAGAAGTAGAAATAGTTCCGGTTAAACTTGTATTACCAGCTAATGTTGTATTACCAGAAGCATATGTGTTTCCAGTTAAACTTGTATTACCAGCTAATGTTGTATTACCAGAAGTAGAAATAGTTCCTGATAATGTTGTATTTCCAGTTAAACTAGTATTTCCAGAAGTAGAAATAGTTCCGGTTAAAGTTGTGTTACCTATTAAACTTGTATTACCAATCAATAAAGCAGAAATAGTTCCTGATAATGTTGTGTTTCCTGTTAAACTTGTATTACCAGATAAAGTTGTATTACCGGAAGCGGAAATAGATCCTAATAATGCTGTATTTCCTGTTAAACTTGTATTACCAGCTAATGTTGTATTCCCAGAAGTAGAAATAGTTCCAGTTAAACTTGTATTACCAGCTAATGTTGTGTCCCCAGAAGTAGAAATAGTTCCTGATAATGTTGTATTCCCTGTTAAACTTGTATTTCCAGAAACAGATACTAATCCGATTAAGATAGTATTACCGGATAGATTTGTGTTTCCAGATAAAGTTGTATTACCAGAAGTAGAAATAGTTCCTGATAAATACACGTTACCCGAAGCATATGTATTTCCAGATAAACTAGTATTTCCAGTTAAACTTGTATTTCCAGTCAATAAAGCAGAAATAGTTCCTGATAATGTTGTGTTTCCTGTTAAACTTGTATTACCAGATAACGTTGTATTTCCGCTTAAACTAGTTCTTCCGGTTAAGCTTGTATTACCTGATGTAGAAATAGTTCCCGATAAATATACATTACCCGAAGCATATGTATTTCCGGTTAAACTTGTATTACCAGAAGTAGAAATAATTCCAGATAAAGTTGTGTTACCTGTTAAATTAGTATTTCCAGCTAATGTTGTATTACCTGAAATAGATACTAATCCAGATAGATTTGTATTACCAGCTAATGTTGTATTTCCAGAAGTAGAAATAGTTCCTGATAAATACACATTACCCGAAGCATATGTATTTCCGGTTAAACTGGTATTACCAGAAGTAGAAATAGTTCCTGATAATGTTGTGTTTCCAGTTAAACTTGTATTACCAGCTAATGTTATGTTACCAGAAGCAGATACTAAGCCATTTAAATAAGTTTTATCAGAAAGATATGTGTTACCAGAAGCATATGTATTACCAGCTAAACTAGTATTTCCAGATAAATTAATTTTTCCATTTACAACCGTATTACCCGCTAAACTCGTATTACCTGATGTAGAAATAGTTCCCGATAAATATACATTACCCGAAGCATATGTATTTCCGGTTAAACTTGTATTTCCAGAAGTAGAAATAATTCCAGATAAATATACATTACCCGAAGCATATGTATTTCCGGTTAAACTGGTATTACCAGAAGTAGAAATAGTTCCATCTAAACTTGTATTGCCAGCTAATGTTATGTTACCAGAAGCAGATACTAAGCCATTTAAATAAGTTTTATCAGAAAGATATGTGTTACCAGAAGCATATGTATTACCAGCTAAACTAGTATTTCCAGATAATCGTGTAATGCCAGAAGTAGTAATTAGCCCAGTTAAATAGGTATTGTTAGTTAAATAGGTATTTCCAGATAAAATTGTATTTCCAGAAATTAAAATTAATCCGGATAAATTAATAGAATTAGCAGCAACAAAAGAAGTATTTACTTTGGCTGTTTGCGAAATTAGATTATTAGAAGAAATAACTGTATTACTAGTAATACTTCCTGATGCGGATATACTTATATTTTTAAAAATACTAAGCGTATCATACATTATTGTTGGGCTTTGTATATCGACAAGGTTTCCTGAAGTTCCTGAGATTGAAACATTACCTCCGAAAATAGAAGAATTGGCTACATATAAACCAGTATTAGGAGAATTTAAATATAATGTTCCGAGATTTTTAAAGAAATCTCCGGTAAGAAGGTTGTTCATATTTGTCACTAGTTGATTTGTTGTTATCATCCAGTGAGAAAATGTATTAGAATATGTAATCGGTGATATAGCCACTTGTTATTCCCTTAAAATAAATTTTTACAACAATATTTATAATCCAGTTTTAGAATTTATAAACTGTAGTAAAATATCTTTAATATCTTTAATGTCTAATTTTAATTCTTCAATTTCAGTTTTTACGCCATTAAGATCGTTTTCCATATTATTTATTAGTATATTTTTTCTTCTATTCGCTTTGTGTGCTTCTAGAGCGGATTTATCGTTATTCAATACAGCCTTAGAGGTTGGATCTTTGACCCAACCTGGAACATCTTTAACTTTTAGTTTTTCCATATTATACAGTAGCAATAACTCTTAAATTTTTAATAGATGGGACTTTTGCTTTATCTTCAGAATACATTACAATTTTAACTTGTAATCTATTAAACGAATCATATCGTACTCCATTTACTCCGGAATATGATATATTTAAATCTTCATACAGTTCTTCAATATAATCAGAAGCTAGCAATGTTGGAGTTATGCTGGATTTTTTTGTTAATCGATACCATATTGTTTCATTTAATTCTAAATTATTATCGTATCTATTTAATACTCTATAAAATACTTCAATACTTGTTCCAATTGGTTTATTAACGTCAACATATAACGTTATACCATCTGCATCAAAATCTTCATTTAATGTTACAGCTTTTGAAACGTATTTAGCATAAGCTTGCCCTTCTGATACGGTTAATTCAGATTCAGATATTGCTAAACTATATTCGTTAATTTGATTTTTAATAAGTTTAACTCCAGTAGCATCTAAATCTATAAGCGGAGTTAAATTTTTATCTGTATTTTTTAATGTTAATGTAAATGGAACTCCATCAGTTTCGTGTATTTTGGAATGCGATGGCATATTTACATTACTATTTAATATTACAGGAACTTGAGTTGCAATGTCAGTATAATAGTCATAAGATCCAACTTGACAATCGCTTATATACGATATCTCACTAAATTCTTTTACTGCTGTTGCTAATGTAACAGTATCAAAATCATAAGTAGGTCTATCTTTAGTATTAAGATATAACGTTGCATCGCCAACATCAAAAACTGCTTGATATAAAATAAAACACATATCTTTAGTCGGATCAACAACCCATGAAGTTCCTTGATTGGAATAAATAAAATCGCCTAAATAAGGATTAACAACTACTTTATCAGAGTTTAAAGCTGCTATACCATTTTCAGATATAAAAACAGAAAAATTAAATGAATTAGTTTTTAATGTAAAGCAATAATACCCAGCAGAAAGATATATAGGAAAATCGAATGTAAAATCCAATTTAGAAAATTGACTTGTAGGGTCAGAATTTGGGTTCCATTCATGTGTTTGTGGTTCTTCAGTAGTTTGTTCTACTACAACTTTTGACATTGGAATAGGATCTCCAGGAACTCCATTTACCAATGGCCTAACGTCAAGAGTTATCGTTTCGTTTGGAGATTCTTGACGAACAAATATTGTTATTTTTGATAAAAACATCCCTTTAGGATATGATTTCCCATCAATTAAAAATGTTTGTCCAATATAATCATTATAAAAACTTGCTGCATTAGTTAATGATCTATCATGATCTATTGAATATGTTGCATCAAATTCAGAATCAAATACACTTAATTCCCAGTTGGAATTAGTTATTTGGTTAACCCAATAACTAATTTCCTCTGGGTAATATTTTATATCTGCATTAGGATCCGGATATTTTCTTTCTTTTATATAAGGCGATGTTACAAATTTATTTGTAACATACGCGTGAATTAACCCTTTATCTTGTGTTGCCATAAAACCTTCTATTTATGTGAATCAATTTGAAGAATACTCCCAGTTTTCGAACGCTTCTTCTTCGCTGGTATAACCAAAAGCAGTAAACCAACCAACTGTAATAGCTTGAGGTTTATCTGCTACAGCTGGAGGCGATACTTCGGTTAAGAATGGACCCATTGGTTGATAATTTGGAGCTAAAACTCCCAATCCAGGAGTTACGGCTACTCCGACTACTCCAGTTACAGTTTGTAAACCCAAATTTGTTACTAGTGGAGGAGCAGAACTAACGCTGTAAACTGGACCCATTAAAGCTAGTGATTTAGCAGCATCTGCTTGTTGTTCAGCTGCTAAAGTAGTAACAGAATTAGTTGCAGCTGGATTTAAAGTAACAGGAACTTCATCTTTTTTAACTTCTGTAGCTACTGTTGACTCAAGTACTGTTCCGCCAAAAACAAGTTCTGTGGTGGTTTTTGTTGTAGTAATTTGATTTGTTGTAGCTTTATTTAAATCTGCTCCTACGCCTGAAATCTCAATATATGTATAAACTGGCGTTGTTGCCACTGCTCCTGCTGTATATTTGTCAGAGCCAGTAACTTCTTTTGTTAAAAGTGTATTTTTCGTAGCTATTTGTGAACTTACATAAAATGACGCAGGAATCACTTCAGTATCTGTTACAGCTCCTGTTGCTACAGTTTTTGTTATTGGATCAACTGATGCGTTAACGTCACCATAAAACTTCATTCCTCGGGCATTAGTATACTTGTCAAGAGGAGTTCCTGCATCTACAACTTTTATTGTAGCGCTAGTAACATCAGTTATTCCATTTGCATCAATAATTTCAACTGAACATGTTCCGCTTCCTCCAAAATATCCTGCTCCGCTTTCAGCTTCTAAACTTCCGCCCTTTCCTTTTTGAACTACAGATGTAACTCCATATTCTAACTTTGCTACCCAAGTTCCATTAGATAATTGCGTTACGTCAGATACAGTTGCTCCTGTTACATTTAAACTAATAGCAGGTTTCGGAACATGTTCAGCTACATATATTACCTCAGTTTTTGTTGTAGTTCTGAGAGTTGGTAATTCGCATACTGTTACTATTTCAGTAGGCGTTGGAGTAGGCGTTGGAGTAGGCGTTGGAGTAGGCGTTGGAGTAGGCGTTGGTCCAGGTCCAGGCGTTGGAGTAGGTGTTGGAGTAGGTGTTGGAGTAGGTGTTGGAGTAGGTGTTGGATCTGGATCTGGATAATAAATATACGGAACTGGTTCAGGTGGAATATATGTTAACCCATTTAATAATTCAAATTCAGCATGATTAGCATCTCTTGGGCTAACTCCTCCAGTATAATCAAAAACTGCTTTGTATGAAGATATTGTATATCCTGGAAGTTGAGCTCCTGTCATCGAAAGAACATTATTACCCCAATTCCAATTTTGTGAAGTTAATGTTATACTATTTTTTTCAGGAGGATATACTGTTCCCCCTTTAACTGGGTCTGATGAAGACATAGTAACTATTACATTTCCATCAACTGGAGGAGATTCTAATTTAATAAAAAATAGAGCATCTTGTCTATGATTATTATATTCTGTTTTATACGCATAAGTAGAAATGCTAACAGTTGGCCAAATAACATTTATAGTATTCCCTGAATCTTTATTTTTCATTGGAACTACAGTTGTTAAATTATTCCATTCAGTATTAGCGCAAGATGAAGTTAATGTAATATTATAATCTGTAATTGCTTCATGGTGTAAATTGGCATCAGCTACGCCTTTAACAATAACAGTTTTCATTATGTTCCATCGACCTGGAGTAAATACTATTGTATTCGATGAAACTGCAGTTAATCCATCCTCAGAAACTTGATAAATTATACCGCCTCCAACTTCATTATCTGAAGTTGCCGTTATAATAACATTTGAATTTGGACGTCTAGTTAATGATACGTCAATAACTTGTGTTGTTCCAAGAGAAGTTGTAATTCTAGGAGCATTTAAAATAACTCCATTAGTTGACGTTAATTCTGCATTTTGATGAGAAAAAATTGCAGGTAATGGTGTTAATAATTCTGGTCCAACATTAATAGGAGACGTTGCAGTAAGGTTATTCCAATTTGGATTAGATGATTGAGTTTTAACTGTAACAGTTGTATTTCCTTGAGCTATACCTGTAAGCCAATATGTAAACTTTAATATTTCTTGATCAGACTTTAATATAGTTCTCTCATTATCAGAAATTATATCTGAAGTTTCATAATCTTCGTATATAGAATGCGTTACTTGCGTTATATTTGTATTTGCAACATTTGCTGTAAATTTTAATGGATATGTAGATGTTGAATCAGTCCACCATCCAATATCATTTCCTCCGCCATATGATACCGTAAAAAATGATTGTCCAGCAACATTTGATACTGACACAGGAGAAACCGAAATAAATGGCGTAGTTTCTGCAGCTGGACCTACATTTGGATCAAATTTTTTGTATGGAACTAAATGAGTTGACGTAACACCTTTTGGTTGAGATCTCATTAACCAAGATCTTAATGGTATTGATGTTCCACCATAATTATATTGCGGATCAGAAGAAGTAGAATAAAATTCAATACGAGATGGTAAATTATTATCAAGAAATGTATTTGCAATATTATCAGTAACTTGGATTCTATCGCCTAAATTATATGTTATAGTTAAATTTTGTGGAGTAGACCAATTAGTTGTTGTGTATGTTAATGTAGAATGATCCGCCGATATTGATGCATTTGATGACATATCTTCTGATGCATTAAGCAAAACAGAAACAGTAACAGTTGTATTTGGTTGTTTATTTAAAGATACTGGAATTGTAAGATAGCCAGATTTTATTGTTTCATAATCTAAACTATAATCAACAACTTTATAATCTACAGTTATCGGGACAATTATTCCAGCAGTTTGGTCTGGTAGAGCTGGATTTATATTTCCTGTTTTAGAAATATATGGTTTTCTAATAGAATCTATAATAGTTTGATAATAATTTGTTTTTGCATAAAAAGTTCCATTAGATACAGACATTGCTTTAGATATATTATAATGCGGAGTATCTACTATTGAAACTAATAGGTCTCCTGCATCAAAACTTATCAAGTCATTAGTTAGTTCTATTATTCCAGAACATGTTCCAGATTTATTTGAATATAAAGTCATCCCTTTAACAGGAGTTGTTTTTGCTTGAATTATTGCAGTATTTGTATTTGCTCCAGTAATTGTGAGCAATTTATCTTCGGTTATAGAATAACCTTTTCCTGGATTGCTTATAGTAACATATTCAATAGATCCACCTACAACAGAAGCATTAAATTGCGCTATAGTATTTGCTGTAGCAGAAAGAGTCGCAGTTACTCCAGAACTACTGTATCCACTTCCTGGGTTAACAAGATTAATTCCAGTTATAAGCCCTAATGGATTTTTATCTGGTATTACTGCTGCATTCATTAAACGCCCATTAACATATACAAACATTCGCGTATATGGCGCTAAACCAGTTGCAGTAAATTTAATACTAGTAGATTTTGATTTAGGTATTATATTTTGCGCTAAAACGTCAATTTTTGCCGTTTTGGTTACATCAAGAACTGTTTTAATATCATAATTTACATTATTATAGCTTACAGCTATGCTTGATGCAGTAGGATCCGCAATATATGGATGAGCAGAAAAATATGTATTCCAATCATTATAAACTAATCCTGGAATTTCAGAAGCATTCATAAGATCAGCTGTATCGTTAGTAATATTATATGTTACTCCAGCTTCTTCAACAAATACGCTTCTTTGCGGTTCTAAAACTAAATCCCCGTTATATGCAATTACATCAAATTGATTAACTCTAGTCCATGAAGTTGCTTGATTTTGAACTGTAATTGGAAATTCAGTATAGTTGAACGAAATTAAATTTGATTTTCTTGTTAATTTAGCTTCTCCTGTAACGAAAAATGGATATAACTTAAATTCGCCTTTACCAAAAGATGGGCGTGCTAAATTATTTTCTAAATCTATACAAATATTTCTAAAATTTGCTGATAAATCAACAATATTAAAATTAGTAAACGAATCAACAATAAATCCGTTTTTTAATCTTGCTCCATATTGGTCATTAATATTTGTTGCTAATGTAGCTTTTTCTGCTATATTTAATGCAGTATAATATTCAACATTTTGTAATCTAGTTTCTAAATTACCAATATCATCCATTGTATATCTACGGTGTTTTGCATATTTAATTCGTATAGAAGTAATATCAGAACAATATGGTTCAAAATCTATTGTTGCAATAGTCATTGCATCAGACAAATCTTTTGGTGGAATCCAATTTTTATACGAAGATACGCCTTTTAACCAAGATAATTGTTTTTCTTTAGTTAAAACTAATTTATCAGTTCTACCAAGATAATATGACATATTATATGTTAAATTTGAATCTGTAACTGATGATGGAATTCTATAATCATCAAATTCAATATTATCTATGTTAGTTGAATTTTTTCTACGAGGTCTAAAATCAATATAATCTTTTAACGCATATTCTGTATTATTAATAGTTACTCGTGGTATTTTATTATATGTAACAGGATAAGAGTCAAATGCAATATATTCTCCATCCGTTGAGTGCGTATAATAATCAAATAATACAAAAACGCTTCCAGTATCAGCAGTGCTTTTTGCTGAAATATAGCCAAAATCATATAAATATTCTGTTTGTCCAGTATTTACTTTATATCTAGACGAAACATTTTGTAATATATTCCAATATCCTGACGAAGAAGACGGTATATTTCCAACATTAGAATCTTGCGTAGATACAAATATATTACGTCCTTGCCTGACCACATCATTTTTCGTATAAATTACTCCGCTGCCCCAATCTCCGGCATATGTTGTGTCGGCGGAATTTGAAGTTTTAAATATACTTTTAAATCTAGCAATATCCGAATATCCAATACTAGTTGGTAATACTGAAGCATTTACTTTAACTACTTGATCAAGATGTAAAGTTTTAATTTTTTGTTGAGGAGAAGAATAATTAATTGAATATTTTACATCAATTTGGCCAGAATATCCATTATTAAATGTAATTATAGCTTGATATCCACCGCTAATAGCTTTAGTTTCAATAGTAACTTCTAATAAATCAACAAATTGCCCGGCAGAATATGCTCCGCTATTAGATTTAGTAACAATGATAAAGTTTTGATTTTTATCTTCGGTTGATAATGATGCCGATACTCCAACAGGAAATTGTTTAAAAACGGAATCTGTTGAAATTGTAGCAACATTAGATGTTACCGATAATGTTTTAAATAAATCTAATGTTGTGCTAGTAATATTTACAGAAGAAGGGTTTGTGTATTCTAATTTAAATATTAATTTATCAAATGTAGGATCTGTTAAAACTGTTTGTGCAGAATTATTTAATACTGTATTAGCAGAAAATCCTGTTGTCCCCATTGCTAATACTGATTTTATATTTACTATATCAGATTTAGGGATTGTAAAATTATATAAATATAACCCATATTCATTTGTTGTTGTATAATCAATATTTCTTACAAATGCATATCCTAATAATACTGGAGTTGCGGCACCTTTTACTGTAGAATATAATCCTACTTTTGCTCCTAATGTAGGAGCAAGCATTAGTCCGCTTAAATCTTTAATTCTTATACTATTTCCATAATATGAATTTGATATTTTTGAACCTGAATTTGCTGTTTCTCTAGTTTTATCTACTACAATATTAGTAGGAAATTTAGAATCTATTGGATAACCAAATACATAAGCTTTCCCTGAAGAAACGCTGCAATTTAATTTCGTTTCTTCGTTTGTAAATTTAGAATTGTTAAATGATAATGTAAATGGGGAAACAATAAAATTTCCGGCATGATCATATAATTGTTTAGCCAAAACATTTTCTAAATCCCCTAAAGTTGGATCCGTGTTGTCTGAAATAACAATACCACCTTTTATTCTTAATAATTCAATAAATTTAGTTGTTGTTATGTCTGTTGGATTTATTGATCCAGCAAACAATGGTTTTGATACTAAATTTAAATAAATTTTATACCTATCAGCCCCTGGAGCTGTATAATTATATGAACCTTGCGCTGGATCTAATAATGAAGTATCGTCTATAAAATCTACCATAGATTCTATAACTTCAAATCCAATAACACACGATGGGAATTGAGTTTTACTATTTGGGACTATAGATTGCGGTAAAGATTTTACAAAAGTATTATTTGTAAAATATACTCCAGTATCTACATTTACTTCTAATACAATTCTTGATGCAAATTTTGATATCTTTACTGGAACGTTAGTATAATCTGTAGTTAATTGTTTATCTACAGAGACTATAGAATTTGATTTAACATCAGTTACAATATAATTAACTAAATAATTATCAACTTCTGCTGTAATTACATCACCAACGTCAACGATTGACGAATTAATGGTAAATTCAGTAGAATTTATGGAACCATAGCAGTTATTAATGGTTGTTATTACATCTAGATTTAATTTAGCTGTATAATCTGGTAATATTGTACTATCTTGAATATATTGGAAAGCAACATCTTTTCTAGAAAAGATGTTTAATACTTCATTTTGAATATAATTATTTTGCGCGTTCTGTACAGATTTTACTACAAGATAATAATTTAATACATCAATAGAAGTAATTAAACTAATACATCTAGAAGTTTCTCCAACAACATACATACCGGAAAAATTTACGATATCAGTAGCAATATTACCTTCATTAGCTAAATTTAAAGATTTAACATTTGTATCTATAGAATAATTTCCGCCACTAACAATAGAACCATCGGATAAAACAAATTTACCAAATTTACCGATTTGATCTTGCAATATTGATTGCATTTGCGTCAATTCTCTTGCTTGAACTGCGACTCCAGGTTTAAATAAAATTTTATGAAAATTTTTATCTTCGTTAAAATCATCATAATATGGTTTTGTATTGAAATTTAACATGCCTTTTAAACCTTAATAATTAAGTGTTAATCTAAATTGTTCTAATCCAGAAGAATTTCTTTGTATTTTCTTTCTATTTTCAATATATAAAATATTTCCAGTATATGGTATCAATTGTTCAATCGTTTCTTGTAATGCCAAACGAATAAGTTTTGATGTATCGCCATATAATGGTTGATTTGTAGTTATCGTTCCATAAGTATTTATAAGGTATAATAAATTATTTGTCGAATCAAAATTTAAAACCATTCCAGAATATGTTGGATTAGACAATGAACCTTGATATACTATTTCATCTTGAACATATTCTCCAGAACCTTGTGCTACGGTAACGTCATGGGTAGGGCGATAAATACTAGAATTCGCAAATTGCGTTGTTGTTCCAATAGTTATTTCTGGATTAGATATTAATCCAATCTGTCTATAATCTATATCTGTTGGTAATGTAATTCCTTCATCTTTATTAAATTCTGAAGTAATTATTATAGTTTTACATCCCAATTCAGAAATTAGGTCATATCCATGACCGCCAACGGGGGAAACTTCAGGAATTAATATTGCTCCGTTACCAGTGTAACCAAAATTCGGCGATATATTGGCGCTAGCATAAGTGTAATTATTTCCTGAGTTGGTAACTAATATTTTAGTTAACACATTACCTGATATAATTGCTGTTGCTGTAGCTCCAACGCCATCGCCGTCTATTTGTATGGTTGTTGTTGTACTATTACCAATATCATCAATATAATTCGACCCAGTATCATAAATGTTTATAACTGAAATATCTCCAGATCCAACTGTGCTTGTTGATAAAGACTTTCTATGCCCAACAACAGGCAATGGAATCCAATTTTCATCAAAAAACTTTAATTTTGCTCCAGGATCTATTGTGTATAGATATTTCCATTTATATCCATCGCCAGTAAAAATAATATTATTTGTAAAATTAACAGTATAATCTATTATTGGTTCAATTGTTGACGGAATACCATTTACATTATTTATGGATTCTCCATTATATAAACATTTAAATATTTGATCATACGAATTTCTTACATAATAATTAATTTCACCTATTCTATTAGAAGAATATTGTCCATAAGTTATTCCTGTTTTCCAATCAATTCTTTTTATTACAGGGCAAATATCGTTAGAATTTATTTTTTTAACGGCTATTAAATTTTTATATATGTTTTTTAGATAATAATCTGAATTTTCAGGCAAAGGTGGACTTTCTTCGTTAGCCCATGCATCAACTTTTGCGATAAAACAATATAAATTTAAAAAATCTTCTCCTGTGTTTTTTAAAATTAAATCTGGAGAATAATAATATTTTAAAATTTCTTTAGAAAAAGCAGAATAAGGAATTAAACCTTGACTCATATTTACACCGTTGTATAAGTTGTAATAGTATTTGATAATAATTCTTTAATCACAGTAATATATGCTGAATTTGAAGTATTACCGCTTAAATTTAATTGATTTGTAAAATAAATTATATTATTTGCAATATTAATAATTTCTTGTGGGCTATTATTTGGAGTAGAAATTGCGTCTCCTACGCGAATAAATGTATTTACAGAATATTTATCAATGTTATAATTATTACCATTTGTTAGTATTATAGTATTTCCTTGAGTAAAACCGCTATAAACATTAGGAAATTTATATTGAACGAAATCAGTAAGAGTTAATAAATTGCTATCAATATTAATATTGGCAATTGTTGAATAAACATTAAGGTTAGTAGGACCAGAAATATAAATATGTGTATTAACTGTAAAAATTGTATCGATATCTAAATCGGTAATAATTTGTACTGTATTGGTATAATACGAATTTACATTTTGAATTAGCAATGAACTAACATTGGCTAATGTGGTTCCCATATTAACAGAAGAATTTTGCGAAAAAGTATATGATGCATTTGATTTTAATAAATTTTTAGTAACTAATCTACTACCAATTGGGTGCATTAAATTGTCTAATATATTTTTATAAGAATCATAACTTTTTTCAGTTGCAATAACATATGTTGATAGGTTATAAATGTCACTTTGAACTACTGAGTATGAAGAAAGTTGTCCGTCATTATTTAAATATCTTCCTGAATCCTCTATTAGCCCATTTAAAAATTTAGCTGTTGCTTTAGCAGAACCATCACCATATATTTTTATACCCTTAGTGAATTTGGTATCTGTATAATTTTCTTGTAGCACTAATTCAATTGTTTGATTTTTATCAATATTATACACATATAATACAGAATTATTTGCAGATATAGTTCCAATATAATCATAAACTCTAATAGAAAATAATTTTTCTGAAGTTAATGGATTATAATATACAGATTCAACTGAATTAACATTACTAATAAATGTCGGTAAAGCATAATTTCCTTGATATAAAATTGAATTTGTTGTATCAATTTCACTAGGGATATCTATTCCAGATATAACTATATCTTGAACCCTTAAAGATACATTAGGAGCAGTTATATAATCTTCACCGTTTTCTGTTAGTGTTATTTTGGTAATAGCTCCAATTTTATCAGTATCAACGGTATATTCAACGCCAGTTCCTAATATTGCAGGTATTGTTAATACAGCATTTGCGCCTGTAGATGTATTAACATTTACTGTTGGTAAATTTGTGTTGGTATAACCCATTCCTCCTAATCCATAAGGAGTATTTGCATTATAATAATAACCAACACTAGTTATTGCACCTGTAGATGTATTAACTGAATTAATTTTTGCAAACGCAAAATTACCATCTCCGCCAGAAATTGTTATGGAGTCATGTACAGTATATCCATGTCCAGGATTAATAATTTCAATAGAAGCTAGAATTCCAAGATCTTTTAAATTTTGAGAATAAGTTTGAATATTTGTATTTGCTGCAAATGTTGATTCAACAGTTAAAATTGGCTCTGCGTCAAACCCACCGCCACCATTAACCACAGTTATTGCGGTAATAGGGTATGTTGGAAATTCAACAAAATTTAAAAAATTGCTTAATATTGTATTTGCATTTGCTGTGCTAGAAAAATTGTAATTAGAATTCCCGATATTTACATATAATTGATTTTCAATACAATCATTTGAAATATATGCAACATTAGAACCTTTTGATCCATCAATAACAGAAACGCGGCAATCAGCTTTTCCTGAAGTATCATTAGGAACACTTATACTTGAATTAGGCGAAACTCTATAGCCATATCCGCCATTAGTAACAACAACATCTTGAATTTGTCCAGTTGTAGTTTCAGAAACTATTGCTTTAGCTCCAATTGGATTAACTAGTTGAGTATTAAGTCCACTAGTAAAAACTACAGGATCGCCTACTTTATAATACGCCCCCCTTCTAGTTGAAACTATATCAACATTAGAAAGAGAACCAATAATTTTTGATGTTAATTTTTTTGCAGTAACAGGTAAATTTTTGCTATAGGGAATATATTCGCCATTTAAAAAATACACAGGATTATTATCATAATCTAATATTGTAATAACTTCACCGGAAATAAACAATCTTCTAATATCAGATAAATAAATCTGTATAAATTTTCCGTTAACTTTACTTTGTTCTATAACTGCAATAGATTTAGAAGTTTCACCGAAAACTTTAAAATTATTAATTTTTAAAAAATCTGAATCCGTGGATTTAATTTTTATAGATTTTGGAACTAACCATCTACCATAACTAGGTCGTAATATAAATTGACTAGTTGAATATACATCTGCATGAGCATTAAATAATGCTCTAAATAAAAATTTAAAAGAATCAGGAATACCTTTAGTTTTGTATAACTCTTTAACTATTTTTATTAATTTTACTTTATCTGCAGCAATTGTATCTATATCAGGGAAATACGGTAAAAAGTCTTGAGCAAAATACGGGTAAAATTGTTCAAATCCAGAATCAATATCTAATTTACCATCAAGACCATAAATATCATACGTATCATCAAACCATTCATAATATGCTTCAAAAAATTGAACAAATCTTGAGTATGCAGGATCATCTGCAATAAATGCAGGAAGTTTAGAAGCAAAAATTGTAGAATATTTTGTTGACATTAAATTTTAGATTGTATATTAGTAATTATTGACGTATCATCCATAACATCTAACGTTATTATTTTATCTTTTGTAGAAGAAAATATCGTAGATTCTGGAATCGCGGAAATTGAGAAATACCCTAATACATTATTTATATTATATGGATTAAAATTATTTATGCTAATTTCTCCTGTCGTATAATTAATTAGACCTATATTATCTTGAACTACCGTTTTTATATTATTAACATAATAATAACTTCTTAATTTAACTGTATTTCCAGTTAAAATTGGGACAATTACTGCTCCAGTTCCGCCTCCTCCTGTAACCACTGCAACAGCTTGAGTATAATTTAATCCAGCTGAAGTAATAGTAATTGAAGTTATTTTACCATTTGTAATATCTGCTGCAGCTGTAGCTCCAGTTCCGTCACCATAAATTATAATTGTTGGAGTAAAAGAATATCCGCTACCTCCATTTAATATTTGTATAGATTCTAATGTATTAAAAACTGATGGCGATTCTTCAATTTTTACATTTTGATATAACGAACCATTAGAAGCAATACAATCAAAATATCCACTATCTACAGTTCCTTTTTTTAATGGAACTTCAAATTTAAATGTATATGAATTATCGCTCCCAAATATTGGAATAAACCTTTTTTCTAGCGAAATTGATGATTCAGACGTTATAATTGCTGCATCTGTATTTTTTATTTTCGTTATTAAATCTGCTAGTATAAACACGGAATCAAATGTATCTAAATGTGTATTACAAAAATCTAGTATTGATAATTTTACTAAACTTGCTATTTGATATGGATCATAAATAGATTTTCGTTTATCGAAAAATACATTTGTGTTTATTTTTATAAATGTATAATCAACATCAACTATTTCTGTTATAGCTGTAATTACGTTAAATGGTTTTATATATTCGTTAATTAATCTATATTTTTGCAATTCAGATAAATTATATCCACCATTTGGTTTAATACAAATAAATATTTTACCATATTCAGGTGGATCTATATCTTCTCCGCCCCAAACATTAACAGCTTTTATTGGAATTATTGGGTTATCTCTTTTTAGTAGTTCTAAATAATCATTTTTAGTAACAGCTCTATTTTGAGACGCATATGCTTTAGGTGCAGAATATTTAATTGATTCAATCGATTCTTTTGCGCTACCGCCAGTTGCTGTATCCCCGCTACTAGTAATAATAACTCCAGAATAATTACCGATTTTATCCATTAACGTAAATTTATATGCGCCATTTGGAGCTTCACCTTTAGTTGTTAAATATTCTATAACAATAACATTACCAGTTTTTAATGAAGAACCTAAAATACCATCACCAAAATATATTTCAAATAAACCAGATAACCCTTCTTGAAGGAAATATACTTTAGAAGTATCATCTAAAGTTAAATGGTTAGAAGCCAACTCAAATTTAGTAAAAACTGTCGACTGTGATGATTCATAAACCAAAACTTGTAGAGATGTCGTATCAACTTCGCTATCTGGAATAGTAAAGGTTGATGATTCATTCTGGAAATTATTAACCGAATATGTGTATCTTACTGGGTTCCCTTGATATATTGGAACATAATAAAATTGCGCAGTATTATTATTTGCAGTTACTGTAACCGATTCCAATGTAACAAATGGATAATTCACGCCATCAATTGCTTGCGAAGAAAATTTAGTATATTTTGGAATAGTAAAATCAGCCGATGTAGTTCCATTAAATTTTAAATCAATATGCGCCGTTGATGCTTTTGCTGAAGATGGAACGTAATTAAGTAATTTAGCATGAGATACAACTGATCCACGTTTTACTGCAGTATCTAAAAATGCTTCATTAGCAACCATATTAAGATAATATGCATTATAATGAGTATTATATGCTAGTAAATCTAATACAGTAGAAATAACTGAACTTTCGAAATCATAATCATTAAATTTATCTTGACCGCGCAAATAGTTTTTAAAATTATTTTTAATTGCGTCAAAATCTAATTCTGCAATATTAACTGATGAATTGGCACTGGCCATTATTTTCCCCTAAATCCTTTTATTAGTATTTATCTAAGTCTTGATAAAATAAAATCTGCTGTAAATGGTTGAACCAAGTTATTAATATAAAATGATATAGTTACTTGGTATAAGTTATAATCATATAACGCTTCAACGTTAACAGAAGTTAATGTAACTCTGTAATCAAAATTCTTTATTACATAAGTTATTTCTTTTGTTAATGCAGAAGATGTAATTGGGCTCATTGGTTCAAATAACAATTTACGAAGATTTGACCCATAATTTGGCTGAAATGGCTTTTCGTAATAATTTGTCAATAATAAATTTTTCAACGCCCTAGTAACAGCTAATTCCCCAGTGGAAAGCATTAAATCTTTTTTAGCTGGATGTGGTTGAAATGTCATATCCAAATCAGAATATCCGCTAAAATTTTTTATTTCTGTAGATTTCATATTAGTTTAAGTTTATTGGTGAACCTTTAATATTAGTTGCTCCACTACTTGTTTGGTTTATAGTTCCAGCAACAGTTGTTGTCATATTTCCATTAATCGTCATAGTATAATTCCCATCAATAGTTGTATCACAATTACCAATAATATAAACTTTATTACTTCCTTCAATTGTAACTGAGCAATCTCCAGAAATAGATACTTTATCATTATTTAATACAACAGTATATCTATCTTTAACAATTTTCTCGACCTGTGAACCATCTGGATGCGTCTCAGAGAACGTTCCGCTTCTATGATACAAATGTATCCGTTCATGCCCAGGAGAGTCGTCAAGCTCGAAATAATGTCCTGATTCAGTGCTTACAACTTGATTGTATGGATACTTTGTATTATAAGGAGAATTAGGTTCAGTCCAAGCAGTTGCACCTTTTGGTCCTTTAGCTTTTTTAACAGAATCATTTTTTGCTTTAACAATAGTTGTATCTATACTTTCATTCCTTGATAGTCTACTTGTAGTAGGTTGGTCAAGTCTATTTGGATAAGTATTTGCTGCTGGGTGCTCAGTAATTTTTGCGCCACCTTTAGTTGAATAATCAATTGTCTGCGGTTTTCTCGGAGCAGCTTTTAATTGTTCGTCAGTTCTTGGGTCATTAAAACCTTTTTCTCTGTCAGGGCTATCTTCTGGTATTCCATGAAACATACCCATAATTATTGGATATTGGCTTGATGCGCCATCCATAAAAAAACCCATTACAAAATCCCCTTCTTGTAGCGTAGAAGGAGTAGACGTTGACCCATTAATAGAAAATAATGGTTGCGCCCAAGGTAATGTATTTGTTGGAACTTGCGCTTTTGTTCCTTCGTGTAATCCTTGTATTCTTACTCTACACCGACCAAGATTTAATGGATCCATTCTATCTTCGATAACGCCGATCCACCAAACGAATCCATTATGGCCTATGAAATTTCCTCTTCTATTATTACTCATATTATCTTACTTCTTTCCAACCTGGATTAGTATTGTCATATTTAAATGTTTTATTAGGATAAGAATCTTTACATAGTTCCAATATCGTAGTAAATCTATTTTCTTGTGTTATTATATGTCTTAATGCAGTAATAAGATATTTTCCTGAATAAATTGGATCAGAAGTTTTTTCTTTGCTTTGTGGATTATTATAGCTTATTTCTGGTTTATCAAAATCAACAATCATACCAACAGTTAAACCAATATCTCCAGGAATAATAATTTTTATTCTATTAGACCACATAAGAGATAACTGCGAAGATCTAACTGAAGTAGTTTTCTCTGGAGAAAACTCGTTAACTGGAACTTCTTTATCTTTAATATATTTATTTTCGCTTTGGCCAGAAGTTGATATTACAAATTTAACAGCTCCTGTAGTTTTATTCATTGTATCTCCCATTCTATTTTCTGCTGAATTAGGAAGAGAGGCATAGTCTAATGATTGGACGTTTTTGGTATATTCATTATAATCATGAGCATTTTCTCCAAATTTCAACCTTAATGGATCGATTGTTATTGTCTTACTTGCCATCGTTCCTTGTTTAACTGCAGAAATAGAATCAAATGCGCTTATATGTTCAAACGCAATAACATTTACGAATTCTTTATTGACGTCAGAAATTAAATCATTTTGTGTTGATTTCAAATTCTTTTCTTCGTATTTGTATTTTCTTGCAGTTTTTTGTTTATACAAATTTAAAACTGATCTAAAAGAAAATCCATATTTATCTTCGTAGAATAGAAAAAATGCTCCTGCATTTTTATCTTGATCAGCTTGTGCAAATGTTGTTAACCAGTTTATTGCTTGAAATGGTTTTAAATTTGGAACTAAAATATCATGAACTCCAGAAGTTTTATCAAAATTTATTAAAAGGTCCGGATTAATTTTTAAATCATTTTCTAAAATACCATGAACAATATCCGCAATTATCATATTTTTATATGACTTAGATATTTTGTATTGTTCATTTAAATACGCTTCCTCTGAACAAAAATGTATGATATAATTTTCATTTGAAGTTTTTGTTTGAGATCTTCCGCTATGTTTGTAAATTCTAAGTGTCTTTTTTAATGGATCATCTAGTCCAGGTTTATCTATTTCAAGAATTAATACTTCTTGTCCTTGAAATTGAAACATTTGAATAAGGCCAACAGAATCATTTATAACCAATGCTCCACTAACAAAATTAGAAAAAATATCCTCAAAATAATTTATCTCAACAACCATAGCTGAAACATCAGTTGGGTGTCCAGAAACGCCAACAATTTTGCAAGATACAATTGATACATCTTGTATATGTAATAATCCATCAGCCATAATATGTTCTCATTAAAACTTTTAATTCTTGTTCAATTTGCGGTACATATTCTCTTCTAATTAAATTAATTGTGCGTTTATTTTCATTTTGTTCAAGTTCATAATCGTAAATAGATAATTTATCTTTTGTAATTGAGATCTCAATATTTTCTGATTGCGTTGGTTGTGATGCGTAATTAAATATAGGATAGTCATATCCATTTTCTCCGCCGTTATAAGCTTTTTCATCAATATAAATTGTTTCTATAGATTCTTTTCCGGATAGAACATCAGTTGTAGTAATAGTTGCTCTATATCCAAATGGATCTTTATTTCTTGTAACTAACGTATATTCCAAGCCATTAGTGTAAGTTTTCCAATAATCTGCATTAGAAATAGTTATTCCATTAATAGAATTTGATGTATTATTTTGTTTACAAATATAAATTATCCCATTATACGTTGTAACATCATCTGTATTGTATTGTATATTATTTTGCCAATCCCCTTTCCAATAAGCCCCATCATAAATTCTATTCCAATATTTTTTAGCTAACGCATCTTTAAACGTTCCAATTCGCGCAGGTTTGTGCGTATTTGCGCATATAAATGCTGTATTACTTGTAACGATAATATTATTTACATTGTATTCAGCAACAATATCTATATCAGTTGCATCCCATTCACCTCTCCAATTACCTTCTTTCCATTGTTTTGTGCTATTTCCTTCATTTTTATACTTATCCATAAGATATTTTGAAAATACCGGATAATCTAAAGAATAATCAAAAAACGGATTAATTGTATCATTGGCTAACATTACAATCCAATGACGCTCAGGATCTCCATAATATTTTGCTGCAATAATTTCTGGAGTATCCCCTTCTTGCATATCATATGGATAATACATCGACAATTTATTTGAATATTTTTGTCTAATTGCTATTCTTGTAACAATATCAGTTACAATTTTACTATTAATATTAAGTAATGGATATTTTGAAAAAAATGAAGACATATATCAATATCCTTGATCTATTTTATCTCTTGTTAAAATTTCAGTTTCTTTAAACATCAACGTCAATCGAGTTTTAACTGGCATACCATCATTATATGTAACCCAACCAACTTCTGGTGCATAATCAACAACAATACTTGTTAATACACAAGGAGCAAATTTATGTAAATTTTCATTTCTTTTTTCTAGGTGCATATATTCAATTTGAAATACTGAAGGAACGTCAAAATATCTACCTTCATATCCACCATACAAATTAGGAGCAGCGTGTTTTCTAAACAATTTTATGATTTCTCTAACTGTTTCAGCTTCATTTGGGCTTTTTGGTGTAAACGTAAAGTCAAATTGAAATGTTCTCATATCCATTGCCGAAAAAACAACTTCAAATTGAGGGTTGATTGCATATCCAGCTTTACTTAAAAGATATTTTCCAACAGCAGCTCCATCGTTTACAATACCAAGCGCACCTGCTGCTTGCCCAGCTCCTTCTAACATAAGAGGCTTATAATCATTTTCTTTTATTGTTTTTATTGTATCTGATGACATTAAACCGTTTTTTTGGTTTTTAAATGAATCATATAATGAAGCAGCACTATTCTTTATTCCTTCGGCTTCCTTCATTCCTTCTGCAACCCCTCCAGTCATACCTAATGCATCAGTCATTTTTAAATCATTATATGCGGCATGCTGACTCATAGAAACGGTATCCGGCATGTATAAATTTATATACCCACTAGGTTTAACAGATGATGGTTTAAAAACTGGACCATTAGTTTGATCTTTTCCTTGTTGGGTTGAACTTGCTGAACTAAATGCTTTTGCAGGGTCATTTAAAAAATCTTTTATAGAATTAAAAGCAGAAGTTGCAGACCCCATTGGATCTTTTAAGAAACTAGAAACTCCAGGAATTGAACTTGCTGTTGATGCAATTGAAGATAATCCATTTATCCCACCAACAACTCCAGATAACGCGGTTAATGGGGAACCAGCAGAAAAACCTCCAGTAATAATACTTTTTGCTCCAGATACAACGCCAACTACAGAAGCAGCTGTTCCCGCAAGTTGATTTGCTGTACTAAGAGCTTTATTAGCTACACCAGCAACTGCTCCTATTGTATCAGTAACAGATGATACGGCTGAAGATGCTTGATTTGCGACTTTTTGTATATTAGCTAGAGCATCAAAATGCCCAGAAGATATATAATCTGCTCCTTTAGAAGAAACAATCCCAGTTTCTTGGTATGTTGATTTTGTTGGTATCAACACAGAAAATGTAATGAAATGCCCTTGCCTTGAACTACCCAATGAATTTGGATATGATAATACAGGCATATCATTTTTACTAGCATATAGAGCTTTTAACGGCGAATTAGGATCTACTGACATATTTTTATTTCTTTTTTGTTGGATTAACTAAATACTATTTATATGTTATTTTATAAACTTTTTTGATTATTTTATGAGTAGATATCCTAAACCAAGGAAATGGGTTCCAAAGAACAAAGCAAAATATAAAGGGGATTGGGATAATATAATATCTAGATCTTCATGGGAATTGCGAGTATTTAAATGGATGGACGATAACCCATCAGTGTTGGAATGGGCATCAGAAGAATGCGTTATTCCATATAAATCTCCAGTAGATAATAAGCTACATAGATATTTTCCAGATGTTTGGGCAAAAGTAAAAGGAGCTGATGGTAGAATTAAGACATATTTATTAGAGATTAAACCGGAATATCAAGCAAATGCTCCAGAAGTTAAAAAACGAATAACTAAACAGTATATAACAGAAGTTTGCACCTATGCAATAAATCAAGCTAAATGGAAAGCAGCAAGAGAATATTGTATGGATAGAAAATGGGAATTCAAAGTATTAACAGAAAAGGATTTAGGGTTATAAATGAATAATATGCAACCTGGACCAGCTGAACCTTTAGATTCAAAATTTCATTTTAAATTTACGTTAAGAAATGTTACTGAAGCAATAACGTGGTTTAAAAATGAAATAAAATCTTTACAAAGTATAGGATCAAAAGAAAAATCAGAACATATTCCAAAACAAAAAGATTTATTGGCTCCTGGCGCTAATAAAACTAATATGTTCGAAGTTGGTAAAATGTATTTGTTTCATTATGATCCAAAAGGAAGAAAAAGTTTACCATATTACGATACATTTCCATTAATTTTTTTAACAGGAATACATCAAGGCGGATTTACTGGATTAAATTTACATTATTTACCACCAGAACCAAGATTAATTTTGTTGAGCAATTTAATGCAAAAATCAGTTACTAAAGATGGACAATTAGATAGATTAAACATTAAATACGAAAATCTAAAAGGAGTTCAAGAATTTGCATTTTTTGAACCTTGCTTTAAACAATATTTAAAATCTAATATTAGATCAGAAATAAAATTAATTCCCCCTGAAGATTGGGGGTTCGCAGCTTCTCTTCCAATTGAATCATTTATGAAAAAATCAAAACAATATGTATGGAAAGAATCTATGGCTACACAAGATATGACACTTTAGAGGAAAACAATAATGTCATTTTTCGATACACTATCAGATACAGCCGGAAGTATTAAAAGCGGTTTTAATACTTTAATGAATGGGTCGGGTCCAGCAACAAAAAATAATATGGCAGAAGGAATAGCTGAATTAAGAAAATATGATGTTGGTAGAACTGCATATTTTAAAGTTGAAATATTTTCACAAATACCCCCCGATCAATCTTCTGGAAATTTTACTATATCGGGAGGCAGTTCATCAGAAAAAAGTTTATCATTTTTATGTCATTCTGCAGAATTACCTGGAGAATCTACTGCAACAGTAACACAGAAAATATATGGAGTTACTGAAAAATTTTCAGTTATGACTGGATATAACGATATTACATTAGCATTCTATACAAGAGGATCTGGAGTAGAAATTACTAGAAAATTTTTTCAAAAATGGATTTCTTTTATAACAGGAAGAGCAGAAACTATAAATTATAGAGGTAAAAAAGTACAAGAAACAACATATAATGTACAATACAAAGCAGATTATGTTGGGACAGTAAAAATTACACATTTTGCTATTACTGGAGATCCATTGGTAGAAGTAACATTATATGATGCATTTCCCGTATCAATAAATCAAGTACCATTATCTTGGTCAGCTCAAAATGAAGCCCAATCATTAAATGTTACATTTGCATACACAGAATATTCATACAATTTCTTATCAGTAGAAGGAACTGGGAACTATTCGCGAGGTCCATTAGGAGAATTATTAGGAACAGCAATTCAAACTGCTGCAACAATAAATAGCATAAAAGGAGCTTTCAAAAGTGGAAATCCTGTAGCTGCGACATCGACATTGCCTAATCTTGGGTTGTCGAACTTTACAATATCATCTGGATTAAGATAAAATAGGATTAATAAAATATGAGTTTGTTACCAAAAATTGATATGCCAACATATACAGTTAAATTACCAATATCAGAATTAACTGTAAAATATAGACCTTACAACGTAAAAGAACAAAAGATTCTAGCCATGGCTAAAGAATCAGGAGATAATAATTCATTAGTTGATGCGATAATTCAAATAGCACAAAATTGTTGTGTTGATTCAACAGAAGTTGCTGATTTACCATTAAATGATGTTGAATTTTTATTTTATCAATTACGAGCAAGATCTGAATCTGAAATCATTGAATTAAAATATAGATGCGAAAATATAACAGAAGAAGATAAAAAATGTAATAATATTATGGAACACGAATTAAATCTTTTGACTGCATTGGAAATAATTAAACCAGATATTTCTCCTATTATTGAAGTAACAGATAAAGTTGGATTAAAATTACGTTATCAAAGATTTGAAAAAGATGCTATTGGTGATGCATTACCTACTCCGCAGCAAATTCTTGAAATAATTGCTAAAAACGTTGAATTTATTTATGACGATAATTCAGCTTATAGCGCAAAAGATGTTCCATTACAAAATATTGTTGATTGGATTGGAGAATTACCTCCAGAAAAATATGTAAAAATAGAAGAATTTTTTGCAAATGAACCAAAAATCGTTAAAAAATTAGGTATTAAATGTAATAAATGCGGATTTGATCATTCTATAGAAGTACGAGATATTTTTGATTTTTTTATTTAATTCTTGGTAATGTTGATCTTACAACTTTTTATAAAACAAATTTTAACATGATGCAACATCATGGATACAGATTACATGAGTTGGAAGAGATGATCCCTTGGGAAAGGGAAGTTTATGTTGGTTTATTGGTGCAGTATCTAAAAGACAAAGAAGAAAGACGAAAACAACAAGAAGCTAAAAGGAATATGCAATAGATGGCAACTAATAATTCAGATACATCATTTTTAGATAATGCAAAAGAATATGCAAGTAATGCATATAATCAAACAAAAGATGAATTTTCTCGCGTAAGTCAAAATAGCAAAGATAGAAATTGGATTGTTGAAAGAGAAAGTAAATTAAATAATTTAACTTTAAGTCAAAAAGAACAATTAAAATACATATCCAGCGCTGATGATGCAATGAAATTTGTTGAAGCAGCAACTGCTGGTGATAGACAAGGTGCAGAAAAATTATATAGCCAAGCATTAAAAGGTCAAGGAGGAGCAATAGCATCTTTTGCAGGAGATGTTGCTACTACTGCACTTGGAGGAGCAGCAGGTAAAGCTACATTTAAAGCTGCTCCAAAATTGTTTAAGGGTGCTGCTGAAGTAATTGGCGAAAATATTCCTTCATTAAAAAAAGTAAGTAATGTATTTAAAAGTGCTGCAGATAAAGCAGACGAAGCATTATCTGCAGAGCGGGCAGCAAGAGCAGCTGCCCGAGAACAACGCGCACAGGAATCTATTCAAAGAGCGCAAGCAGAACAGCAGCAAGCAAGAACTGCAACAAATTCCACTGCTACAGAAACTCCATTTAGAAGTAACACAACAAGAGCGACGGAAACTGTTCAAGAAACAATAACTCCGCCGCCAGAACAAAGTATTTTTGGTAAAGTTGCAGATTGGACTAAAAATAAAATTGTTCAGGGCGCAGATTGGGCTGGCGGAAAGGTTGTCGAGGGAGCAAAATCTGTTGGTAGTGGAATTGCAAGTTTAGGTAAAACTACATTAAAAGGAGCAGGATTAGGTGCTGCTATTGGAATACCAGCAGGCGAATATTATGAAAATTTATCTGACGAAGAAAAAACCAAATGGCAAGAAAAAGCTCAAAAGGGAGTAGATTGGGTTGATAATGCAATTGATCATCCAGGAGAAGCATGGGAAGATATAAAAAAAGGAGCAGGTAATTTATTAGGAGATGTAGCAGGTGGAGCATTAGGAGCAGCTGTTGGAAAGGGGTCAAATCCATTCAGGGGGATTAGTGCAGGGATGGGATCATTATTTACTGGCGGAGGTTCAATTGGGTCAACATTTAATTCAATGCCCTCTGGCGGGGATTCTGGTAGAATCGGTGAAAGTCATTTCGGTGGCGGAGACGTTCAAGGAAAATCTGCAATTGAAGTATTAAATAAAATTTATAATGTATTAGCAAAAACAAATGATACTATTAATTCAATATCTAGAGATGTTTCTTCGTTAACGCGATCACAATCACAACAAAATGCTACAAATGATTTAAATTCTGCAAATATGCAAGCTCGTCAGAATGAAATGGGATCTGCAACCCCCATTTATGGCGGAGGCGGGGGAGGTTTAGGCGGAGAAGAAGGAGGAATGGGTGAAGCAGATAAAGGTTTCTGGTCAAAACTATTGGGTAAAATTAACCCTAAAGCTGCAGGCGCAGCTGCTGTTTCTGCGCTAAATCCAGCAAAAAAAGTTGGCTTACTCTCAAAAATAGGAAGAGGAATTTTAGGTGGCGCTAAAGCTGCGGGCAGCGCAGCTAAAGCTGTTGCTCCAACAGCAGCAAGAGTTGGCGGAGCAGTTGTTGGAGCTGAGTTATTAAATGGAGGAGATGATAAAGCAGCATATGCAAAAAACTTCTTTATGAATAAGGGATATACAGAAGAACAAGCTGCAGGAATTGTCGGAAACTTACAAGGAGAATCAGGAAATTTTAACAAAGATGTAATATCAGGAGAAAGACGCGGAGATGGAGGCAAAGCAGTAGGGATAGCTCAATGGCACCCAGATCGCCAAGCTAAATTTAAAGAAATAATGCATAAAGATTTAGTTGGAGCTTCTCTCGAAGATCAGTTAGAATTTGTAGATTGGGAATTAAATAATTCACATAAAAGTGCAGGAAACGACCTTCGAAAACAAACTACTGCTGAAGGAGCTGCTAAATCTGTTGAAAGAAAATACGAAATAACTGCAGCAAGTATGCATGGAGGGCATTCTTCAGAAAGAGTAAGAAATGCCGAAAAACTTATGGGTAAAAGTTTACCTGATAAAAAAGAAACTTCTTCAGCAAAACCTGTAATAAAAGGAGTAGAACTTACTGGAGATAGAACAAGAAATCCATATTTTATAGCTCCAGGAGAAGAGGAAAAATCTAGCCCGTATGATGTTCCTGCAGAAGACGAAGTAACGACAAAAACTGCTTCTTCATCAACTGTTACAGAACATGCAACAAGATATGCGCCAAAAAAAGATATGTCAAATGCTTCTCCAGATGAAATTAGAGAAGAGGAACTTGCACAACAAGCAGAAGAACTTGCTAAAAATCCAGGAAACCTAACAGTTGACGAAATAAATGCGAAAAATAGTGAAATAAGTAGAGAACGAAATAATATTGAATTTAATAGAATAAACAAAGAAAACCCTTCCCCATACGTTGAAACTGTGGAAAATGTTACTACAGCAAACGAACACCGTGTTTCTCCAAAAGAAACAATAGAAACGTCGCAATATACTACTACGACTAATAAACATAGAGAAGTAACAACTGGAGGAGGAGTTACAACAAGAACTGCGGAAGAATATCAACCAACTGAGTTAGATAAAGCAGCAGAAGCACACGAAAAAGATCCAGTAAACAACCCAGATCCTTTGGCTAAATATCATACAACTCCAATTCCAGGAAAACCTGGATATTATATGAGGCATGGCAAAGAAGTAGGTCCAGGTGACATATTAGAAGGTCGAAAAGATACTGCATCTCCTGTAAAAAATACTGACACAGAAGAACAGGTTGCGGAAATTGACAGACAAAAAGCTACTCTAGAAAACGAAAGAAATGAAATTGGTCAATCTGGAGTTAATGTTGATAAAGAAACAATGGATAAACAACTAGATCGTTTATCTGATATTCACACAGAAATGAGTTCATTAAACGAACAACGTAATAATTTAGCAGGAAATCAAAATGGACAAACTTCACCTAAACCTGCAGCACCTCCACAACAGCAAGCCCAACAAACTCCTCCTCCACCTGCTCCAGCAGGAACAGGAAAATCTGTTCCTGGGGTAAGAAACGATGATCCAACTATAAAAATGATGGAAGAAGGAAGTATGTGGAGTACGCAAGGTGGCTCAATGGCATAAAAAAAGGGAGCCGAAGCTCCCTTTCTTATTTAATCATCACCTACAAGTTTAGAGAAATATGACATATCGTCATCTTCCTCGTCATCAATTACGGCTGCAGCAAATGAAGCAGTAGTTTTCTTTTCAACTACGCTTTGAACAAATACTTCATCTTCAACCTCATCAAGAGATTTTGCTGTATAATCTTCAGCAGTTTTGTATTTTGATTGATTAGTTTGACCTAAAACTCTTTTTAACCTAGCATCTAAATCCGCATAAGATTTAAAGTTTTTAGGTTCCAATAATTCCTGTAAAGAATATTGTGATTTCCAAATTTTTTCCAACTTATCATCGTCATCAAACAATGGAGCTGCGCTATCAAATTCAGCTAAATCGTAATTTTGGTAACCGTCAACTTTACGAATTTTTAATTTAAAGTTCGCGCCTGCCCAGAAATCAAATGGATCGATTGGTTTATCGTCTTCAAACTGAGGATTCATGGCTTGAGTAACTTTCTCAAAAATTTTCTTACCATAAGTATATTTAAATACTTTTCCTTCGTGTTCAGGATGTTTTGTATCTTTAACGATATAAATGTTAGAGACATAGTGCAATCGACGTTTTTGCTTACGTGCTTGCTCCTTGTTAGCCTCAATTCCTGATTCCCATAGTTCGCTATTATATTTTCCTAACGGATCGTCAAGACCGATTGACGTTAAAGATTTCTCGATATACCAACCACCTGGTCCTTGGAATCCATGATCATAAAATTTAATCCAGGGAAGACCATCTGATTCAGCATCTTTTGGAGATGTTGGAAGAAACCTCACAATTGCATATCCATTTCCAGACTTGTCTAATTCACATTTCCAATATTGATCAGCATCAGAATTTTGGTTACTGCCTGCCATTTGTTCAACAGCTTTGGCCATTTTTTCTAAGTTAGAACCAGAAGATTTTTTTAATTTACTGAAATCCATATACTACCTCTATAAACAATTGATTTAAACAACGTATAAGACAACTTAACGCACTTTTATTTTGAAATAAAATGATATTGTTTAGAAATATCTATAACAATAGCTTTATCTCTATCCTTTAAGAAAATTTCTTTTCCTAATATATAATTATATATTTTCTTCAGAAAATATATACTATATTCGCTACAAATATCTAAAGATTGTAATTCTTTTATAAATGAATCTTTAGAATAATGCTTAATATTTGTTAATTTATTTTCAATAAATCCAATATACTTTGGATTATTTTTACCTCTAAATTTTTCTTTATTTTTTTCTAAATGCATAATATTATTACTTCCTCGCATATCATAACGAGGTTTACCAATTTTAGATAATGAAACTTTGATTCGATTTTCTTCTAACCGCATAGGATTATTATTTTTTAATAATAACGATTGATTTGTTTTCGCATCAATTTTATTCCATCTACGTCGATTCATTTCTTTTTGAAAACCTAAATCAACAAATATAGAATTTATTTTATTATATTCGCTTAATTCAGAATATATTTTAATTTTAAATAAATTATATTCAGCATCATCAAATAACCTATTTTCTTCTCTAGTATTTTTCATCATATTAAATGCATACCAAAGTTTATTATTTTTACCTATAAATGCCAATAATTTATGTGCAATATAATGTTCATGAGGAGTTAACCAAACTAAATTATCGTTATCTATATGTAATTCCGGAAAATAGCATTTTGGTAATATATGATGCGATTCTACAAAAACTCCAAGATCACGCTCAACAATAGAACAAATAAAATTAATATATTTTTTTACATTAATATGATCTTCTATATTTAATTTTAATTTTATTTGGTTTTCGATAAACATTAAATTATACATAACTTTCCTTGTCTTATTTCACTCGGTAAATTCTTTGACTGTATTAATAAATGTCTTTTTGAATTTACTTTTATCATACTCTAAAAACGACCTATATTTAAACAATTTAAGTTTAACTTTCGGCCAAACGAATTCATCTTTAATATTTACTTCCCATTTAGGTAGAAAATGCAAAAACTCATTCATAATTAATATAGTTTCCGGAGAAACTTCATTTCGTAATAACTTCGTTAACAATAACGGAAGGTCATCACTATTTGATTTGAATAACAATTTATGATTTTCTTCACCAAAAATTGATATTAACTCACCTTCAAATACATAAGATAATGATTGACATTTCGTATTAAACTTTACGAAATTTTCATATGCTTCCTGCGATAACAAGTCTTGAACCCATACGTTTTCGTTTTGCAAAAAATTAGCGATAAAGAATTTTTTAAGATCCTCATCGCTAAATTTCTTTGCAAGTTTTTCATACACATATTTATGTGAATTTTTATCAAACTGCGCAGGAGTATATTTTACTTTTCCTTTATACTTATTGAAATCATAATCTGTTGTAAAATGTAGTTTTAAGGCTCGATATAAGCAACAAGCTGTATATCCTGACATTTTGTTTCACCTACTCAATAATTATACTATACTACTTTTAAAAAGTCAAGCGCGGAGATGAATTTTTTATCAACCTCAGCCCAATAGCTTCTTCTTCCATTTTAGATTTAAGAGCTGGAGATATCAGCGATATAATCGAATCAACTTCCAATTCCTTTTCCGAGCAGTACGATACAATTGCATCTAGATACTCTAGTTTACTCGATTTTACTTTATCAAAAATAATATTCGAGAATTTATGCATTTCTTCAAAGTTTTCCATTAAGCAATCTTCTTTGTATAAAAGTTAGTTTTACCTAGTTTTGACACTAGCTTGTAATTACCCTTTCCAAACCCTCGTCTGCAGTTAATACTTCTGAAGAACAATACATTTAAACCAAAGTCTGGAAGAGAAACCTTGTTGCTTAGAATATCATTAGATAATTCTAAACTATTTTTCCACTCAGCACTACCCCATTTAATTTTGGGTCGGGTACAAACCCATGAAAATTGACAGACTTTTCTCCCTTTACGAGTAGTAATTTCATTAACTACTGAACATATTGTTTTGGGAAAATGTTTATCTGATTTTCGATTTAAGACAACTTTAGCTACACCTTTTTTACCAGATAAAGGTTCTCCTCTGGTCTCATTATAAATTACTTTAGCCAAGCACGTTTTTTCTGATTCGTCTATTAACGATTCTGCGAAACTCGCTTTAGATATTATTATTAGAATAGCAAGAATTATCGCCTTTTTCGTAATTGAATACATCTTTGTTTTTCTCCTTAAAAAGCATCCAATACAGACCCAGCGAATACTTT